GGAAATGCGTATTCGCAGATCATCCGCAACGGCAAGGGTGAAGTCGTGGCTCTGTATCCGCTGATGCCGGATCGGATGAAGGTGGACCGTGATGAGCATGGACGGCTTTATTACGAATACACCGTTTACGATTCGGATGATGTGGACGGCAGGAAGGGTACGGACAAGGTTGGAAGGACGGTAAGGCTTCAGCCTCATGATGTTCTTCACATTCCGGGATTAGGGTTCGATGGTCTGGTTGGTTATAGCCCGATCGCGATGGCGAAGAATGCTATCGGTCTGGCGATTGCCACGGAAGAATACGGCAGCAAGTTCTTTGCGAACGGTGCGGCTCCGAGTGGTGTTTTGGAACATCCGGGAACCATAAAGGATCCGAGCAAGGTCAGGGAAAGCTGGCAGGCTACTTTCGGCGGTTCCGGCAATTCCAATAAGATTGCGGTTCTGGAAGAAGGTATGAAATACACTCCGATTTCCATTTCACCGGAGCAGGCTCAGTTTTTGGAGACAAGGAAGTTCCAGATTGATGAGATCGCAAGGATATTCCGCGTTCCGCCTCATATGATCGGTGATCTGGAAAAGAGCAGTTTCAACAACATTGAGCAGCAATCGTTGGAATTTGTGAAGTACACGCTGGATCCCTGGGTGAGCCGTTGGGAACAGGCGATGGTAAGGGCGCTTCTGACACCGGATGAAAAGAAGAAGTATTTCTTCAAGTTCAATGTGGACGGATTGCTTAGGGGTGATTACCAGAGCCGCATGAACGGTTACGCCACGGCAAGGCAGAATGGCTGGATGTCTGCAAATGATATCCGGGAGCTTGAAAACCTTGACCGCATTCCTGAAGAGGACGGCGGTGATCTGTACTTGGTAAACGGCAACATGGTTCCTTTGGTATCGGCGGGTGCTGCATACGATATGGAAGCGGATAACGGGAAGGAGGAAAATTCCGATGAAGAAGTTTTGGAACTGGAAAAGCAGGAAGATCAGAGACCAGGCTTCAGGCGAAGAAGTAACTGAGCGGGTGCTTTTCCTGAATGGAACAATAGCGGAAGAGAGCTGGTTTGACGATGATGTCACACCGGCTCTTTTTAAGCAGGAACTGGATTCTGGGTCAGGCAATATCACGGTCTGGATCAACAGTCCGGGCGGCGACTGCGTGGCGGCGGCTCAGATCTACAACATGCTTATGGACTACAAGGGCGATGTCACGGTGAAGATCGATGGCATTGCAGCATCGGCGGCAAGCGTGATCGCGATGGCGGGGACGAAGGTTCTTATGAGTCCCGTGTCCATGATGATGATCCATAATCCGGCGACTATCGCTTTCGGCGATACGGCGGAGATGCAGAAGGCGATCAACATGCTTGCTGAGGTGAAGGAATCCATCATGAATGCCTATGAGATCAAGACCGGCATGAGCCGGACAAAGATTTCGCATTTGATGGATGCGGAGACCTGGATGGACGCGCATAAGGCGGTGGAGCTTGGATTTGCGGACGACATTCTGCAGAGGCAGGATGCGGCTGAGGATCCGGAAGTGCCGGATGTGTCGATGCTCTATTCCAGGGCGGCGGTGACAAATTCGCTGATGGACAAGATCGCGGCGAAGTGTCATATCAAGGCACCTGATGAGGGTGTGGCAACTGAACAGATAACTGATAACGGGCGTTCCTGCGATGAGATCAGGGAACGCTTGAATTTTATCAAGAGATTCATTTAAGGGAGGATAAAACCTATGACTATCAAAGACATGATCGAGAAGAGAGCGAAGGTGTGGGAGACCGCGAAGAACTTTGTGGATACCCACGAGAATGAGAACGGCGTTCTGTCTGCGGAGGATAACGCGACTTACAGCCGTATGGAGCAGGAGATCGAGGATCTGACTGCGGCTATCGACCGCCAGCAGAGAGCCGATGCAAGGGAGGCTGAGTTCAACAAGCCCGTAAATATGCCCCTTACCGGAAGACCTGTGAAGCAGGATATGGATGAGAAGACCGGCCGTGCTTCCAATGCTTACAAGGAAGATTTCGGCGCGCATCTCCGCGGCAAGAGGCTTGTGCATAACGTTCTTTCCGAGGGCGTGCAGGCGGACGGCGGCTATCTTGTGCCGGAAGAGTTTGAGAGACAGATCGTGACGGGTCTGGATGAGGCGAACGTGGTGAGAGGTCTTGCAAAGGTCATTACCACAAGCGCTGAGAGAAAGATCCCAGTTGCGGCTACCCATTCCGAGGCAAAGTGGACGGCTGAGAACGGCGCTTATACCGAGAGCGATCCTTCTTTCGACCAGAAGACCATTGATGCGTTTAAGCTTACGGATCTTGTGAAGGTTTCCATCGAGCTTCTTCAGGATTCCATGTTCGATCTGGAAAGCTATATCGCGAATGAGTTTGCAAGGGCGTTCGGTATCGCTGAGGAAGAGGCGTTCTGTGTTGGTACCGGAACCGGACAGCCTACGGGTATCTTTACCGCGAACGGCGGACAGGTGGGCGTGACTGCGGCATCTTCTACCGCTGTGACAGCGGATGAGCTTATCAGCCTTGTCTATGCGTTGAAGAGTCCTTACCGCAGAAACGCGAAGTTCCTTGCGAATGACGCGACTATTTCCGCAATCAGGAAGCTGAAAGACGGCAACGGAGTGTATCTGTGGCAGCCTTCCCTTCAGGCGGGCGAGCCGGACAAACTCCTGGGATATGACCTTTATACCAGTCCTTATGTACCGCAGATGGAAGCCGGTGCTTTCTCTGTTGCGTTCGGTGATTTCAAGAATTACTGGATCGCTGACCGTTCCGGCAGGACCGTACAGAGACTTAATGAGCTTTACAGCACTAACGGACAGGTCGGCTTTGTCGCAACCGAGCGTGTTGACGGCAAGGTGATCCTTCCTGAAGGCATCAAGCTCCTGAAGATGAAGGCGTAAGGTTAGCAGAGAATGGGGCTGCCGTGTAAAAAGCGGCAGCCCGTATTTGGAGGTAAGAGATGAGCGAATATAACACAAAAAATTATACGGAACAGGGCGGCGAGGTCACACATATCGGCGGAAAGATCGTTTATGACAACGGCCTGCTTCCGAATATGAGTACGGCTGATGTAAACAGTGATTCGGCTGCGAAAGTCCGCGCAACTTTGAACACGCTGATTACGAATCTGAAAAATGCCGGGCTTATGGTGGGCGATGCTTTCACCATGCAGTATGCGGCTGTGACGGACAGCGTTTCCGGTCATGCGGATCGCCAGTATAACACCGGGAAGATTTCCAGTGTTGCGGTGGATAACGATACCCATGAGATCACGATTACTTTGTCCGATAAGGTGAAGAACCTTAAGGATTTTGACGGCGGCAATGGCTGGGGCGTTCACAAGTGGCTTGGTATCGGTCTGGGTGTCGGCATTTCTCCGATTACCGGATTGTACTACAACGGTTCTGCCCTGGGCGATGAGGATGTCGCTGAGGCAACGGCCTGTGATCTTTCAGCAGGATATTTTGTCCGCTGGGTTGCGGCTGATCTGGTGCTTGCAGGAGATAACACGGAGAAATCCGTTGATAACTTCACTCTGTGGGCTGACGGATATGCTGAAACGGCTTACAAGATCAAGATTGTGGAGCCTGCGTAAGAAGTATGGGGCGGCGGAGAAATCTGCTGCCCTTATTGTGAGGTGATGTCAGATGATCGTGACTGTGGATGAGATGAAGAATTATCTGAGGATCGATTTCGAGGATGATGATTCTTTGCTGGAAAACTTCATAACGGCAGGCGTGAAGCAGTGTATGGATATCCTGCGGACGGATGATGAGAATGATCTGGCTGACTGTCCGAACGGAAAGATCGCCGTGATGTTTACGGTGGCTTATCTGTATGAACACCGGGAAGAGGCTGACCATCATGCGATGGATCTGACTCTGAGGGCTCTGTTATTCGGGAGCCGTAAGGAGGGATTCTGATGGATGTGGCGGCTTTGAGGTCAAAGGTGACGTTCCAGAAAAATGAGACCGTGACGGACAAGTACGGGAATCATAAGAATGCCTGGACGAATTATTATACCTGCTTTGCGACGATCGGCGGCGAAGGGTTGGCAAGCTCCAAGGAAGAGCAAGTTGCCGGGACTACGGTGGAAGAAGCTTCCATGACCGTTACGGTCCGGTACTGTCAGAAATCAGCGGCTATTACTTCCACAGGATTCAGGGTGGTGTTCATGGGTGAACTTTATAACATCGAGAACATTGACCACATGAATTTCAGGAAACGGTCGCTGAAGTTTACCTGCAGGAAGGAGCGGCGATGAGTCAGACGATAAAGATTGATCAGCTTGCGGATACCGTGATGAAGGGCATGGAGGATTACGCGAAGCTTGCGGTGGACGACCTGAAAGCGGATGTCCAGAAAGCCGGAAAAACTGTGAAGCAGCAGATCGAATCCACGGCTCCTAAGAAGACCGGCAAGTATTCCAAAAGCTGGGCGATCAAGAAGACCAGGGAAACATCCGATTCCATACAGATCGTTGTGCATTCCAAGAGGTATCAGCTGACGCATCTTTTGGAGTTCGGCCATGCGAAGAGGGGCGGCGGAAGAACGAGGGCTTTCCCCCATATCGCTCCTGCGGAGCAGGCGGGTATCGAGCAGCTGACAAGGGATATCGAGAGGGATTTACAGAAGGGCGGTTAGTGATATGGAGATCATTCTTTTGTTATTCGTTATTGCTGTCGGGATTTCCGTGTTCGGGGTGCTGATCTATTACGGTACACGGCGGGGCGAGAAATGCCGCGGATATCCCTATAACTGTCCGGTCTGCCGTCATGCTGCCGAATGCATCATAGAGATCGGGAGGAAGAAGGATGACGCATGAAGAAGTGATGCAGATGATGGAGGAAATGAAGATCCCTTTTGCGTATGACCATTTCGCGGAAGGTGAATCGCCTGATCCGCCGTTCATCTGCTTTTTGTTTCCGGGTTCGGAGAACTTTGCCGCTGATGATGTGGTCTATGTGGAGTTTTCCAACCTGAGCATTGAACTATATACCGATGAGAAGGATCCGGAACTGGAAGACCGCGTGGAAGCGGTACTGAACGCGCATGAGATTTTCTGGAACAAATCGGAGGTATGGATCGAATCAGAAAAACTATACGAAGTGCTGTACCAGATGACGGTATAGCGGAAAGAGAGGTTGATTATGTCGAATACAAACAACAAGGTGAAGTTCGGCCTTAAGAACTGCCATTATGCGAAGGCTACCCTTGATCCGGATACCAATGCCGTGACATTTGGTACGCCTGTCGCTATTCCGGGCGCGGTGAACCTGTCGCTGGATCCGGAGGGTGATACGGAACCATTCTATGCGGACGATATGGTATATTACACCACGGTTGCGAACAACGGTTATTCCGGCGATCTGGAAATCGCGCTGATCCCTGAAAGCTTCAGGAAGGATATCCTGAAAGAGACCGAGGATGCAAACGGCGTCATGGTGGAGGATTCCACGGTGGAGCCTGAGCATTTCGCCCTGCTCTTTGAGTTTTCCGGGGATAAGAAAAAGATCAGACACTGCATGTATTACTGTACCGCTGCAAGGCCTACGATCGAGGGCAAGACCAATGAGGATTCCAAGGAAGTCCAGACGGAGAAGCTGGAGATCACGGCGACTCCGCTTCCGAACGGGCTTGTGAAGGTGAAGACCGGCGCGAATACTTCCGACGCGGTTTACAACGGCTGGTATTCGGGTGTTTATCAGACGGAGAGCGCTCAGGTGTCGGCGGTTCTTACAGGTATCACGATCGGAAGCCTTCAGCTTACGCCTGCTTTTGATGCCGGTACCACTTCTTACACGGCTGAGACCGTGAATGATGAGGATGCGGTATCTGCTACGGCGGCAAGCGGAACGGAGGTTACGATTCTGGTAAATGGCGTGGCTCATACCAGCGGCGATGACGCGACCTGGGAGAGCGGAACCAATACCGTGACGGTGATCGCGAGCAAGACCGGATACACCAGCACGGCATATACCGTGACGGTGACGAAGAACGGACAGGGTTGATAAGTGTTGAGGGCAGGGCTTCGGCTCTGCCCATTCTTATGATTGGAGGAAAGTGAAATGGCACTTACAAAGGAGGCTTCTGGCACATGTGTGAGAGCCCTCTAGCCTCTCTTTGATGTTATGGCTGTTTGTGCAGCCTGGTTACCGAAGCAATCTCGAAGGGGGATCACCTCCCGTTCTTCCCCTTGATGT